CTTGGAGCATACAAAGAGATCAATGATATCTCTGGTGCCTTAGAAGGATCAGCAGGTCAGTCTATGCTACCTGAAATTAATATGAAGCAGGATAAGGTAGTAGACGAAACTATTGCCTCCGGAAAGATGATAGCAGATGAAGAAGGACTAATTAACACAGATGATATGTCGGAAGAGGATATGGCCGAGTTGCTCCGAAAACTAGACATCGCACAAAACCAATTGAATGAGGGGAGCTTCTAATGATAGTAAATCCTGTAGATGGAAAGAAGGTCTCCAACATCGCAAAACAGATGTTCGGTCGTACCAATCTCTCCAAAGAAGAACTAGCTTACGTACTAACTATGATAAACCCTTCCTCTTACCTTCTCAAACACCATAAGGTAAAGAACCACCCGATTACATTTCATGTGAGTGGGCAGGATGCTACACGGGCTCAAGCGCACCGTCCCTGGCAGGTACAGATGCTGAATGACCAGCATCGAGATAAAGCAGTAATTAAATCACGTCAGCTGGGGCTTAGTGAATTAGGTATTGGTGAAATGGTTCACTTTGCTGATTTACATAGCTACGCTGGCGTTAAATGTTTATACACGTTCCCGACCAACCGACAAATGAAGGACTTTGTATCTACTCGTTTGAATCCTTTATTAGAGAGTGGGTACTATGGGTCAATTACAGATAAGGCTACAGACTCATTAGAGAAGAAAAAGTTACGAAACAGCTTCCTTATGTTCCGTTCCTCTTCTAAAGGTGCCGCAGTAGAGGGTGTCGATATCGACTATTTATCTCTGGACGAGTATGACCGTGTATCTCCTGCAGCTGAAATCTCGGCTATTGAGTCTATGACCTCTTCAACGTTCCATTACTTACGTAGATGGAGCACACCAACAGTACCGGACTACGGTATACATGCCTTATTTAATCAGTCTGACCAGTTCGTGTACATGCACAAGTGCGACCGTTGTAATCATACTCAGCAGCTAGATTACGAGGCTAATATTGAGTGCCTAAATGAGAACGGTGTAGACGTAATGGCGAAAACGGTTAAAGAGGGGACATTCCGATACATTTGCAGCAACTGTAAAGAACCAATGGATCGCTGGTATAATGGTGTATGGGTAGCAAAGTACCCAGAACGAACAGCAGATGGCGGCGGAACGCGAGGATATCTAATCACACAAATGAATGCAGTGTGGATCAGCGCGGATCAGCTAAAACGAAAAGAATTACAAGCAAAATCGAAACAGCATTTCCATAACTATGTGCTAGGACTACCTTACCAAGATGTTGCATTAGCTGTCCAGGATAACGATATTTATGGGAACATTCGTGAAGACCTCCCAGGGCCGCTAATGGATCGTGGTAATTATCGATTTATTTCTGTCGGGATAGATTGGGGTAACCGACACTGGGTAACGATCCGGGGGTTCCGAGATAACGGGATGGTGGATATGATCCGTATCTTCTCTGTAGAGAGGGCGCGAGGAGTAGCGAATATCGAAGCTGACTTAGAACAGATTATTAATGAGCTAGTCCCTTACAACCCGGATATCATTTGCGCAGATATTGGCGATTCAGGTAACTATGTTCAGAAGCTAATCCAGTATTTTGGGCGCGGTAAGGTGTACGGGGTTAAAGTAAACCCTAACCCTCGTTCGTCAGGCCAAATCAGACCTAAATGGTCAGAGCAGACTTCGATGGTAACTGTGGATAAGCTTACACAGAATAAGCACCATATTTCGGATATGAAGATGGGTCGCTTAGGTTTCTTCCGACGAGATAAAGATTTAGAACTTTATCTGTTCCATTGGAAGAACGTAGTTATCCGAGATGAGGAGGACGATAAGACAGGCGAGGTATACCAGATTATCACAGATCGTGGTGACGATCACTTTGCACAGTCCTCAGTATATTCAGGCGTAGGATTAGATCATGTGTTAGAGCCTTATATATTACAAGAACAAGAGAATGCATTCGGCTATACGACAGTACAAAACATGGTTCCAGCAGCTCCTGATATCTTCTCTCGAGGGTACTAATTGTCGCAAATTGGCAGAAGAGTAGGGGTTACAGCCTACTCTTTTCTTTGTTGACTTTAAGTTATAGGTATGATATACTGGATAGAGAGGAGGTAAAGAAATGAGACCTAAATATAATTTGTCCGAAGAGGCAGTACAAGACCTAACAGAGAGGCTCTTAAAGGCCGCTAACGAGGGCGTAGACGCTGTTCACATGGATGCGAATATTACGACAGACCTTATTCATAAAATGACTCATGTGACGAGCCTAACGGATGTCATAGATCGTAACGATACCCTTTCGAAGACATATGCAGGGTTCTTATCCCTTTACGGGTTTGAATCGATGTATGATATGTACATGTACGCTAAAGCATGTGAAGCCCTCCCAACTTCACTACATAAAAGCAAAGACTACAGCAAGCTTGTACCTGTCAAACGTAAGGTGACCCGTAACGGTAAGGAGACAGAAGTTACAGTCTACGAAGACCCTAACAAGCAAGGCAGCCAGCCTAATGAAGGAAATACACAAGCCAAAGGAACACCTAACGCTACTGCACACTCCCACGCACGCGAGCTAAAAGGTAAGTTCCACGGTAAAGAAAAGAAGCTAGACACACAGAAGATCGCTAAGCTGAAACAGGACACAGCGAACTTCCCTAATAAAGGTAATTTTAACACATCTGCTGATTATTTTCTAGAGTTAACCTCTGCAGAAGGGAAGGTAGTCGGTGTTGTAGGGTATTCCGTAGAGGGTAAGTACCTTAAATTCGACTTCTTTGTAAGTGACGGAACAGTCCCTGGAATTGCTTCTCGTGGATTAGGTGAACTAATTAAGCTAGCTATCAGCGAGAAAAAGGGCGTTAAGATCGACAATGATCCACAAGCAGGTGCCGCGTACGCACACTACGGATTAGAGAGAAAAGGTAACGAATGGTCAGCTGATTTCAAAAGTTTAAATGCAAACTTTGGTGAAGGCTGGCACAAAGGTGTCTAGGTTAGACTGTGTTATAATGGTTATAGAGGCTATTTGGTATCCGGTCTTTCTTATTATGGTAGCAATCGTTGTACACTTGGTTACACGCCATAGAGAGAACGAATATCGATTAGCACTAGGCGATGTTGTTTTAGACCTAAAAGATATGATATTTCAGGAGGAGATCAAAGTGGTACAAGAAGAACTAACAAAACAAAGCGAGTTAACCTTAACAGGACTTTTAACATATGAACCAACAGCAGCAGATTATACGCACGTAGTAGACATGCTGGTAAAATTAGCTAAGAACCGAGTAGCAGAGGATCGATTACTTATCCATAAATCGACAAACGAGGTTGAGATCGCAAACCTTATTCAAGTCATTAGTAACTGGTCAGAAGACCCTGAGCTACATAAGGAAATTTTCTCATACGCTTTCAGAAAGAACATGGACATGCGTGTAATCCAGGGCTTATTCGCACAGCAAGCAGCGATGGGTAATGTAATTGCACTAGGGGACAATGCAATCGTCATTACCGATGATTTTACAGGTAACCCACCTACAAACGTATCTCCAATCAACTCAGGCTTAGAAGGTAGCGAAATCTGTTTCCTTATCAGCTTCATTAAGAAAGAGAACTATGCTGCATGGCGCGAGGAGAACGAACCTAAAGAGGAACCAAATGAAGAAGCATAAGCCGCTGTTAGAGTCCCTAAAGGATTGGGTGGTTATCTTCAAGTCCCGTGGAACAGTCGGGCGTATGAAGACTGAGCATTCTATCTTCATCCCTGCACAGCTTATGCGAGATCAGTCGGAGGACACAACACTGTTTATTAAAGCTGCTCGAGCAATTAACAATGATAATTCATTAGGTTGCTCTGTTGTAGCTGAACGTAAATCGGACAGGTCTTTATCAGGAGCAGGTGTCGAGTTTGTCTTCGGATTTGATACACACACAGATTTTGATTCCCTTATTCGGGAAATTGAGACTAGGTTAGGAAATAACTAATCTAGTCTTATATTATAAGAGACTAGAATTTTGAAAGGGGTAGTTTAAATGGCAAGTTTAGAAGGTTTACACCCATACGTAAAAGCAAAAGCAGAAGAGCTTGTTGCAAATGCCAACAAACGTTTAACAGGC